GCCATCTTGTCAGCGAACGGCTCGCCGTCCTGTTCCGCCGCTTCCGCACCGACATAGCGGCCGGGGGTGAGCACGTGGCCGTGCTTGCGGATCTCGTCGAGCGTAGCCGCCTTGCAGAAGCCGGGGATGTCCTCATAGGCCGTGCGGCCGTCCACGGCTTGCGGCGGCACGCCGGCCTCGCCGCGCCAGAGGTGATAGGTGCCGGCGATCTTCGCCACGTCCTCGTCGGTGAGCTCACGGTGCGTGCGGTCGACCATGACGCCCATCTTGCGGGCGTCGATGAACAGCACGGCGCCGCGGCGATCCCTGAATCTGCCGCTCTTGCGGTCGCGGGCGAGGAACCACAGGCAGGCGGGGATCTGCGTTGAGTAGAACAGCTGGCCGGGCAGTGCCACCATGCAATCGACGAGATCGGCCTCGATCAGCTTTTTGCGGATCTCGCCCTCGCCCGACTGGTTGGACGACATCGAGCCGTTCGACAGCACGAAGCCGGCGACACCCGCGGGCGACAGGTGGTGCACGATGTGCTGCACCCAGGCGAAGTTGGCGTTGCCGGCGGGCGGCTCGCCGAACTGCCAGCGCTTGTCGCCGCGCAGCCGCTCGCCGCCCCAGTCGGAGATGTTGAACGGCGGATTGGCGAGGATGAAGTCGGCCTTCAGGTCCGGGTGGCGGTCGTTGTGGAACGCGTCGCCATGGGCGATCTGGCCGTCGATGCCGCGGATGGCGAGGTTCATCTTGGCCAGCCGCCAGGTGGTGTAGTTGCTCTCCTGCCCGTAGATCGAGATGTCTGCTTTTACCTTGCTGCCGTTGCCGTTGCCGTTGCCGTTGCCGTTGCCGTTGCCGCTGGCGTGCGCCTGGATGAACTCCACCGACTGCACGAACATGCCGGATGAGCCGCAGCAGGGGTCGTAGACGCGGCCGCGATAGGGCTCCAACATTTCGACCAGCACCTTGACGACGCAGCGGGGCGTGTAGAACTCGCCGCCCTTCTTGCCCTCGGCCGAGGCGAACTGCGAGAGGAAGTATTCATAGACGCGGCCAAGCACGTCCTTCGCCCGCGCCTCGGCGTTCCCGACCCGGATGTTCGAGATCAGGTCGATCAGCTGGCCGAGGCGGGTCTTGTCGAGCGCCGGGCGCGCGTAGTCCTTGGGCAGCACGCTCTTGAGCGCGGGGTTGTCGCGCTCGATGCCGGCCATCGCGTCGTCGACGAGCTGGCCGATGGTGCTCTGCCGAGCCTGCGCCTTGAGATGCGGCCAGCGCGCTTCCGGCGGCACCCAGAAAATGTTCTGGGCGCGGTACTCATCGGGGTCTTCCGGATCGGCGCCCTGCGCCTTTTCGGCTGTGAGCCTGGCGTGCATCTCCTCGAAGGCATCGGAGATGTACTTGAGGAAGATCAGGCCCAGGACGACGTGCTTGTATTCGGCTGCGTCCATGCTGCCGCGCAGGGCATCCGCCATGCGCCACAGCTCAGCCTCGTAGCCGACATTGGCCGCGGTGCCGGCGGGTTTTGCGGGTTTGATCTTCGGTTCCTTCTCCGCGGGAGGCGGATCAAGGTCTGTGAACAGATCTTTGTCGGGGATATCCGGTACCGGCTCGAAGCCGACCAAAGCCACCGAGCCGCCCCGGCCGCGCCCTGGTGTGACAATGCCGTCGGTGATGAGCCGGGACCGGACCGCGGCATAGGTGCGCTCGTCCCAGCCGAGGGCCTCGCGCAGCCGGGCGTTGCCGGCTGAGCCGCCTAGTTGCTGGAGCGCCGCGATGAACCTGTCTTTCGGTGCCTGCTCGGCCATGTCGCCCCCTTCAATCCCGCTTCGGCGTCGGCGGCGTCGCTGCTTCCAGCGCCCTCAGCCGCTCGTACTCCTCCACAGCCAATACCACGACGACCGCGCGGCCGTACTTCACGACGGTAACCGGCCCGGCGCGGGCCGTGTCGATCAGCTGGCCGGAATTGTAGTTGGCCTCCTTGGCGTTGACCGTTCGCATCCGGATCCCCTGCCGGCGGCGCAGTGTTGGCCAGATTGGCTGGATCTGCAACAACTGCAATGCGGTGGCCGCGGATCGGGGGGAATCCTCAGGATGAGCAGGAAAGCGCCTCCACCTGCTCCCTCCACGCCACCGGAAACGGGTTCATCAGCACCGCCAGCGTCATCTCTGGCGGATGCCGGCCATCCAGGATGGCCTCGACGATGTCGGGCGCGAGCAGCGTGAGCCGTAGCACCCGGCTGACGTAGGAAGCGTTGATCTTTTCTGCGGCGGCGATTTCCTCGACCGTGGCGTACGCGCCCGTCTCCATCAGCTTCCGCCACCGAAACGCGCGGGCCAACGCTTTGATCATGGCGTTGTCGGCCCGCCGGCGCGGCGGCGCCCAGGATGGAGCGCCGTCTGGCGAGATGACCAGCTTGCGGCCACCGCGCTTGGTGAACGTCATCGGCACGCTGACGGTGAGCGTGCGACCATCGGCACTGAGGCGAGCGTTCGTCATCAGGCTGCCCTCCGCTCAGGTTTCCCGGCGCGCAGATCGGCGACCAGCGTCTGCAAGCCATCGACGCGCAGCTGAAGGTCGAGGCGGTCCGCGTGAACATCGACGCGCTCGACGAGGAGTTGGAGAATGCGCGCCTGCTCGGCCGGGAACAGCTCGCCCCAGATCGGATCGAGGTTCAGTAGCGCCTCGCGCACTTCGGTTTCGGACAGATCTTCGATCTCCGGCCGCGCCGACCGCCACGTGCCAACAACGATCTCCGGCGCCCGCAGCAGGCCGCGCAGCTGATCAACCACGGCGGCTTCTAATTCGGCCGCCGGCGCCCGACGCACCACGCCCGGCGGCACGTCGCCTTTGAGCAGCCCGGCGGCAACGTAGTAGCGGTAGAGCCGCCCGCCCTTGCGCGCATGCGTCGGTGTCATGGCACGGCCATCGGCGCCGAACAGGATGCCCTTCAACAGGGCCGGCGTCTGCGCGCGCGTGTTGGCAGCGCGGCTGCGGGGGCTCTGCTGGATGATGGCGTGGACCTTGTCCCACAGATCGCGGCTGATGATCGCCGTGTGCTCACCGGGATGGGCGACGCCCTTGTGCACGGCCTCGCCGAGGTAGACGCGATTATTGAGCAGCTTGTAAAGGAAGCCCTTGTCGACCGGCTTGCCGCGCTTGGTGGTGATGCCCTCGGCCGCCAGCTCCCTGACCAGCTCGGTGGCCGAGCCGACCTTCAGGAACCGCTCGAAGATCATCCGCACAACGGCGGCCTCGGCTTCGTTCACAATGAGCTTGCGGTCGCGCACCTCATAGCCGAGCGGCGGGTGGCCACCCATCCACATTCCGCGCGCCCGCGATGCAGCGAACTTGTCGCGGATCCTTTCGCCGATCACCTCGCGCTCGAACTGCGCGAACGAGAGCAGGATGTTGAGCGTTAGGCGGCCCATCGAGGTGGTCGTATTGAAGGACTGCGTGACGCTGACGAACGTGACGCCGCGGCGGTCGAACACCTCGACCAGCTTGGCGAAGTCCATCAGCGACCGGCTAAGGCGGTCAATCTTGTAGACCACGACGACGTCAACTCGGCCGCCCTCGATATCAGCGAGCAGCCGTTGCAGCGCCGGCCGCTCCAGGGTGCCGCCGGAGAAACCGCCGTCGTCGTAGCGGTCGGGGACCAGGACCCAGCCTTCCGGCTTCTGACTGGCGACGTAGGCCTCGCAGGCATCGCGCTGCGCGTCGAGGCTGTTGAACTCCATCTCGAGACCTTCCTCGCTCGACTTCCGAGTATAGATCGCGCATCGAAGCTTGCGGGTGACAGGCTTCTTCATCGCCCCACTCCCGGACGGCGCACGCCGAAGAAGACCCATCCGTTCCACCGCGTGCCGGCGATGGCGCGGGCGACGGCCGAGAGCGACTTGTAGGGGCGCCCCTGATAATCGTAACCGTCGTCCAGCACGGTGACGGTGTGCTCGACGCCCTTCCACTCGCGGATCAATCTCGTGCCGGCGAGTGGCCGCTCATCAACGCGCTTTCGGCGCACCTCGATCTTGCCGCCATCCAGGTCCTCGCCCAGCGCCTCCAAGCGGGCGACGGTCGCGGGCTTGAGGCCGCCATACTGCAGTTCCTGGATGCGGTACGCGAGCCGGCTCTCCAGGAAGCGGCGATTGTAGCGCGGCGGATCGCTGTCAAAAAGATCGCGCCAGAGCTGCTTGAGTTCGGGCGTGGACTTCCCCGGCAGCGCGGAGATCCGCGCTAACACACTGTCAGTCATGGCTTTTCTCTGCGTCTGCGGTTTCTCGCATGACGGCTCGGACGGGCGGGGATAGCAAGGGAAAGGTCTCTGCGGTCGCGAGCTCTGACTGCGATCCGGCGCCATCGACTCAGGTCGAGCCATCGGCGAGACGGTAGGCGACCCAGTCGTCGCCGGCATCGACGGGAACACCCGCCACCAGATCGGGGACGAACAGATGGAGGGGGCAGCCCTGCCGCTGTTCGAGGGACGACAGCTGCCGCTGCCAGCGTTCGCAGATCCACCCACCCTCGACCGGCGTCGAGTGCAGGCACGTCCGGCAATTCCGCTGCGGTTCCCGGTCGCCGTGGCAGTGATCGTGATGCTCGCACAGCCGGCATTGCCACCACGCCGGATTGTCGGAGATCTTGGCCGGCGGCCGCGGCGCGTCGATCACCCGTTCTGCTTTGGCGATCAGGCGTTCAGCCTCCGCCGGATCGGCCCGCAGCCGCTCGAGGTGGATCTCGTCGGTGTCCTTGCAGACGGCGACATACATCGCCCGCGTAATGCCGGTGAGATGCATGTAGACCTGCATCTGCGCTGAGTGCTGCGGCTTGGACTGGTCGACGCCGTCCTTTTTCAGCGCCGCGAACGATTTCGTGCCATGCGTCTTGAACTCGACCACGTGCCAGGTCTTCGGCGCTTCGAGCAGGCCAATTGCGACCGCATCGAGCGATCCGCCGAAGTGGTCGCCGACCGCCGACACCCGCCACTGCCGACCCGTCTCTGGATCGGTGTCGAGCACGGTGGCGCCGGTGCGGCGCAGATCGCGGACGAGGCGGTCTTCCTCCCGCTTGCCGGTCTCGAACAATCGCAGCATTCGCCCGGTGAACGTCCGGCGGGTGACCCAGCGGAAGTCGTACCAAAGCGCGCGGCAGCACTCCTTGCCGATGATCGAGGCGCCGAGGTGGCCGCGAAAGCCGTCATCGGCGTCCGCGACATAGGCGGCATAGATCGCATCGATGGTCGGCAGCGGTGGCGGCGGAAGCGGGGCCATCAGGCGATGCCCCGCGTGTCCGCAAGCCGGCGCGCCCGGTCCACTGCCGCCTGCCAGGTAACCTCGTCGTAATCGGCGCGCAGAACCTCGAGCAGCCGATCCTTCAGCGCATCGCGCGGCGACGGCAACGCCGCCATGTGCCGGGTAAGCCGCTCGATCTGGCGCTGCCTGTCCGACAGCGCCGCTCGCCACGCCTGAAACTGGACCGGATCAACCTGGCCGCGGCGGCGCTGCCGTTCGAGATCGGCGGCGGCGATCCGGGTCTTGATCGCCGCCACTTCACCCGTCAGCGTGGCCAGCAACGCCCGGCACTCATCTCGTGTCGGCGGCAGGTCCGCTGTGTCACCGTGCATGGTCACTTCCCGCTCAGCCGCTGCGCCGCCACGGCGCGGTGGTCGGCTTGGCCGCCGGCGCCGCAGGACCCCGGGGCGCTGCCGGGCGTGCCGTGACCGCAGTACGCGGCGCAGACACCGCGCCCGGCCGCGCCGCGGGCCGCTGCTCCAGCGGCAGGTAACGAATGCTGTTCTGGGCGTCGTAGCCGTCCTTCGGCGGCTGCACGCGAACGTCGGCAATCAGCGGAATGAGGTGCAGCTGCTCTGAGTCGTCGACCCGCATCTGGCCCAGCGCATGGCAGATCGCTGAGAGGGTGCGCTGCGCAATCTCCACCGTGGTCGGGTTGGCATTGACCAGGTTGAGCCGATCGAACAGCTTGCGGCCGGCGAGTTCGCCCTCCAGCACATCGAGTTCGAGCCAGAGCAGCTGGCCCCTCCCGTCCTTGGTCGGCCGCATCTCGGAGTTGACGATCTGCACGACGTAGCGGCCGGGCGGCAGCAGCTCGAACGGTTTGTTCGGCTCGACGGTGCTGGCGTCGAAGGCTTCATTCAGTCTCGCCATGATCAGGAGTCCTTCTTGTCGGCTGAGGAGTGCGGCATCGCCTCGGCGAATGCGGCCCACGACAGGGGTAAGCTGTCCGGGAGGCCGTATCTATTCTTGGCGAGGAAGGCGGGGCGCTCGGCGGTGTAGAGAACGCGTTCGCCGGAGCCGAGGGCGCGGGTGACCGTCTTCTTAAAGCCGACGTCCGATTTCACCGTGCTGATGCGATAATTGGCGAACAGCACGACGTCGGAATGCTCCTGCAACAGCGCCGCGGCACGGGCGTGCAGCTTGATCACATAGCGGTCGTACGGCTCGTGCTCGGGTGAGTCGAAGCGCTTGATGTCGGTGTGCGCGATCTGGATCACCGCCATGCCGCGCTCATCGCGCAGCGCGTTCAGGCCCTCGAGGTACTGCCGCCAGAACTCAAGCGCGGCGACATAGCCTTTGCCAAAGCCCGGCTGCTCCAAGTCCTTCCAGCCGTTCTCCTGGCACGCCTTCTGCCAGATCAGCGGCTCCAGCCAGTCGACCGAGTCGACGACCACGGTCTCGAAGGCATGGCTTTCGGTATAGAGGGCGGCAAGCGCCTCCATCACCGCATCGAACGTCTTGGCCAGCGGGAAATGGGTCGCCTCCAAGGTACCGAGACCATCCTCGGTGCAGATGAACACCGGTGCCGGCGCCCCAGCGGCAAACGTTGTCTTGCCGACCCCGGCGACGCCGTGAACCAGGATGCGCGGGGCGGCGAGCGCGGTCGTTCGCTTCAGTTCGTTCAAGGAAATCGCCATCAGGCTGCCTCCGCCCTGGCAGGCTCGATGCGGTAGCCGGGCTTTCCGATCTCCACCGTGCGCGCCGGTTCGAACAGGCGGCGGATGGCCGCCGGCCAGGAGCCGTACGCGGTCTCGGCGACCTTCAATTCGGTGCGGACGTACTGCGCCGGATCGTCGTTCCAGTCGCGGCGGATGATCTCCATCGCCTCGGCCAGGCGGGCCTGGTCCCACTTCACCCGCTTCGGCAGATCGGCGATGATGACGAAAGCGCCGTCGTCGAACCGCACAGTGCCGGCTTGTTTGCCGGCAACGGCGCGGGCCGCAGAGGCACGGGCGCTGAAGCGGAGGTCGAGCCCGGCGTTGAGCCGTGCCTCCGCCTCGGCGACCAACGCCTTCATCTCGGCGATACTGGCCGCGAGCGCGGCCAGGGCCTCGACCGGCTGTGCGGCAACTTGGCCGGGCGGTGCGTGGCGAAGCTGGTCAAGGCTAAGCTGATCCATCATCGGGCGTGCTCCTTCAGACAGGGGACTGGTGATGGTGTGAGGGCGATGACTTCCGCGTGCTGCCGCGCAGGGCTTTCGCCGTCCGCAGGCTGCTCTGTCCGCGCGTGACCGTGCTGACGAGGGGGTGACGGCGGCGCATCGGCGAGCCGCGGGGCTAAGAAAGCGGTGATCGCCTCGGCCATCTGCGCACTCATCTGCTGTGCCATCGCCCACTTGCGGGCAACCGGCGGCAGCGGCGCGTGTTCGGCGCCGTGCACGCTGATCATCGCATCGGTGAGCGCTTGCATGAGCTGATCGGCCGCCTCGATCAGAGCCGGGGCCTCGTGCTCGGCGGAACTGAGCCGGCCGAGGGTGTCGTGGTGCTGTTGGATTTCCGCGGCGAGCCGCTGTGCGGCCTCGTGATGCCGCTGAGCCTTATCCTCTGCCGCCTTGGCGCGCCGCTCGATCTCGGCGAGCTCGCTGCTGCGGAGGGCGACCGCTTGTTCCGCAAGCGCCTCGGCCTTTTCGAGTGCGGCTTGATCGGCCTGCATGCGGGCTTGCCAAACGGCGTCCTCAAGCGCCGCGCAGGCCGCTTCCGCTTCGGCTTTGGCGCTCTCGGCTTCGCGCCGAGCCTGGTCGGCCTCGGCAAAAACCGCCGCCCGCGCCGTCTCGGCAGCCGCTCGCTTTTCCGCATCCGCCTGCTCACGCGCCAGACGGAGGTGATCGCGTGCTTGCTGCTCACGGCTGGTGGCGTCGCTCACCTGTGCCACAAGCTCCGAACGTTCGGCCTCCAGGCGTGCCGCCGTCTCTTGCGCGACCTTAGCCTCGCGCTTCAGGCGCTCGACCTCGGCAACGGTGATCTTTTCGCCGCTGGCGGCGCGGGTCTCGATCTCGATAGTGTCCGCGCGGGTGGTGTGAAATGTCGGAGCGAAGCCGGCGGGCGGAGCTCCGCAACAAGCGGAGCCCGTCGGCTTCGCGGTGGTAGGGGCGGTCATC